AAAGCATACAAGACAGCGCGTACAAGGTCATGGCAAACCCAGAGGTTTACCAGAGGGTCGAAGAATTACGCGCACAACTAGCGGAAAAATCCCTTTGGAGTCGGGCAGATAGCGTAAACATATTGGCCGAGATTGCGCAGGATCTAGGCAACAAAGCAGGCGAGCGGGTGAGCGCAATTAAGGAGCTTAACGCGATGCATGGGTGGAACAAGCAGGTTATTGATCACCAATCGAGCGACGGCTCAATGTCACCGGCCAAAACACCCAAAGAGATGACCAAAGAAGAACTCGAAACCGAGCTAAGGGCAATCGGAATTGATCCGGCCAAACTTTGAGCTAATCCGGCAATACAAGATTCTGCAAGCGCGGGAGTCATTTCTTGCATTCCGGCAGCTAATCAACCCAAAGGACAAATGGGGGTGGTGGCAGATCGAAATCGCCCGCGAGTTGCAGCAATTTTACGACGATATGCAGGCTGGTAAGCGGCCAAAATTAGTCATTCAAGCGCCGCCGCAGCATGGTAAGTCCGTGCAAGTCGTTGATTTTATCGCGTGGTTAGCTGGTAAAAATCCTGATTGCCGCACGATTTACACGTCATTCAGTGAGCGGCTTGGTGTGCGCGCTAATCTCAAATTACAGCGCATGTATGACAGCCAGATATATCAAGACATATTTCCATCAATCACCATCAATAAATCTAATTCGGTAGCAATTTCTGGTCAGTATTTGCGCAACCGTGAGATTTTAGAGTACTGCGACCACACGGGCTATTTCAGAAACACAACGGTTGGCGGGTCGATCACAGGTGAGGGGTTGGATTTAGGCGTGATTGATGACCCGATCAAGGGGCGCAAAGAGTCGAATTCTAAGACGATCCGCGACGGCGTATGGGATTGGTTTACAGACGACTTTTTCACCCGATTCAGCGAAGATGGTGCGTTATTGTGCATTTTGACGCGTTGGCACATAGATGACCCAATAGGTCGTTTAATCAAGCAAGACCCCGATGTGCGTGTACTGTCGTATCCTGCCATTGCTGAGCGAGATGAGCCAAACCGCAAAGCGGGCGATGCGCTTTTCCCTGAGCACAAATCACTAGAGTTTTTGCTTGAACGCAGAAGCATAATGGACACCGCATCATGGCTATCCCTGTACCAACAGACCCCTATAGTACTTGGTGGTGACTTGATACGCGGCGAGTGGTTCAAGCGCTACACCATGCCGCCGACTATCGTCTATCGCAAGATCTACGCTGACACTGCGCAAAAGACCAAAGAGCATAACGACTACAGTGTTTTCGAGTGTTGGGGCATGGGTGAAGATGGGAAAATCTACTTGCTGGACATGATACGCGGAAAATGGGAAGCGCCCGACCTGCGGCGGCAAGCGGTAGACTTTTGGAATAAGCACGCGGTCAAAGATCAGGGCAAACTGCGCGAGATGTGCGTGGAAGATAAGGCGAGCGGGACGGGATTGATTCAAGACATTAAGCGCGATGCAAAGATCCCGATCAAGCCGATTCAGCGCACCGTTGACAAATTAACGCGCGTGCAGGACGTGCTGCCATACATTGAATCAGGCTATGTTATGATTCCCGAGAGTGCTGCATTTGTAAGCGATTTTGTGTCAGAATGTGAAGCGTTTACAGCAGACAATGCACATGATCACGATGACCAGATCGACCCGATGTGCGATGCGATAGATGATATGCTTGCAAGTAGTCGCAAGGCAGAGCCTAGAGTGAGGTTTTTATGAATTGGCGATTTTGGAAGCGCGAGCAGAAACAAGCGCCATCCTCATACATCCGCACCATGATTATGCGCAATTCCGCATCGTGGACAGAGTTTGGTTTTGTCGCGTTTGCCACCGAGGGCTATGCGCAAAACCCGACAGTGCGTGCGTGCGTGCGTGCGATTGCTACGGCTTGTGCTGACCTGCCGATCACGGTGGTGGACGATCAAGGCAGCATCAAAGACAAAGCCAAAATATTGCAGCAACTCAAGCGGCCTAACAGCAAGCAGACGTATCAACAACTGATTGTTGAGATTGTTACCAACCGCCTGATCAGTGGCGAAGGCGCAATCTACAATCTGGGCGTAGGCTCACAGCTTGAGTTGATGGCGCTGCGCCCTGACTGGTTGTCGATTGTCGAGACTGAGATGGGCTACCCAAAAACATGGGTATACAGCGCAAGCGACGCAGGCATGTCTGCAATGCGCATCCCCGACGAGATGTTGTGTAAATGGTTTGAGTACAATCCTGTTGGTCGGTATCGTGGCCTGTCGCTGCTGTCGTCGTGCGCGCATGCGATTGATACGCTCAACAGCTATGCGGCATCGAACAAAGCAGTGCTAGACAACGGCGTAACGCCTAGTGGTGTGCTGTCAACCGCCACAGAATTGTCAGACACATCGTTCAGTCGCTTACAGACGCAATTTAGCGACAAATATGCAGGGGCAAAAAACAACGGCAAGCCGATGATTTTAGAGGGCGGTTTGTCATGGCAACAAACAGGCATGTCACCGCGCGAGATGGAGTATATCAACGGCAAGCGTGCCAATGAGCTTGATGTGTGCAAAGTGTTGGGTGTGCCGCCGCAGATTGTTGGCATCGAAGGCAGTCAGACGTTCGCCAATTATGAGCAGGCGCGAGCGTCGTTTTACGAGGACACTGTTATCCCACTGATGAACAGCTTGCTTTCCGACCTGCAACGATACATTGATCCCCGAAATACATCGGGCGGCAGTTTGTGCGTTGAGGTGGACAAGGTGACAGCACTTGAGCCACGACGCGCTGAACGCATGAAAACCGTTGACGGCGTGAACTCACTGACAATCAATGAGAAGCGCGGCATGATCGGCAAGCAAGCGGTTGATGAGGGCGATGTGATTTTAGTACAGTCAAGCATGATTCCGCTGGATTTGGCGGGGGCTGATCCTGTTGGCAGTACTGGCAATTAACGGAGGTTGCAAATGGCTGTACACCACGAGTTGAGTATTACTATTAGTGCAAAATGGTGGTCGTCGTATGCACTAAAGATTGTCTTTGTATTGTGTTGGCTGCGCTTGTTGAGCGTGGAAAAGGCTGCTGACCTAATGGCAAAGCATTTTTATCAATACAAAATGGAGCGGCCTAGAAAATGATTGAAGTTATTCACCATGGCGACAAAAAGGAAAAACAATACACCGTAACATGCCCGATGTGTAATACGCTTTTCAAATTCGGGTTGAGCGACGCAAAGCAAGAGCTTTTTAGAAACGAAACCTTGCTAACCTGTCTGTGCCCCATCTGCAACCACCCAGTAAAAACAGGTGGATGATGAACGCCCGCCAACGCCTACGCTACGCCCGTGCCATGCTGATGGCGCAAGACCGTCTGAATCTGAAGTTTGGGCGCGTCATTGCGCGTGAGTTGCGGCGCGTATCAAAAGAGTTGGCTGAAGCCTATGCGCTGATGCAGTCTATCCCTGATGACATTAGTCTGCGCCATAGCGTCAACATGCAAGACATCTTGACTGACTTGGCCGAGCAAACAGGTAAGAAGTTTTTAAGCATTGACCTGCAAACAAGCCAACCGCTTGACCTGCCAACATACTTGGAGCAGCAGGTGATCAGTACGCTACAGCAAAATGCCCTGCTAGTCGCGCCTGAGATTGTGTCTACTACAGTTGCCACTGCATCGGGTGTAATTGCTAAAGGGCTTGAGGATGGCTTGACTCCTGTTGAGATTGCTAAAGCTATCGGGCAGCGTATCGGCGGCTCAAACGCCACAGCACGCGGCATGACGATAGCACGCACTGAGGTGGGCAAGGCGGCCAATACCGCGACGTTTGAGCGTGCAGACAAAGCGGCTGATGAGTTGCAAGATGAGATTGTGGTTAAGTACGAGTGGATTAGCACGAACGATGGTAGGGTGCGTGACGACCACAAACACGCCAACGGACAGGTCATTGATCGTGGCGAAAAATTCAGGGTAGGCGGTGAAAAAATGCGCTATCCGCAAGACCCTCGTGCATCTGCTAAAAACGTGGTAAATTGCAGATGTGTCATGGGCGTGATTGTTGAGGATGTGGAATGAAACGAGGTTTTACGAAGGCGCTCACGCTCGACGTTAAAGCCGTTGGCGACGATGGGTATTTTGAGGGCTACGCGGCCAAGTTTGGTAACATCGACCTAGGCGGTGACATCATCGTCAAAGGCGCGTTTGCTGATTGGTTGGCTGAGCTTAAAGCGTCTAACGGCAAATTGCCGCCCGTGCTATGGCAGCATGACATGGGCAAGCCCATCGGCAAGACACTAGAGATTTACGAGGACGACAACGGCCTATATGTCAAAGGCCAACTGTCAACCACTCAGCTTGCGATGGACGCACGCACGCTTGCCAAAGACGGCGTGCTGCAAGGCATGTCCATCGGCTATTGGGTAAAAGACTACACACGCGACCAAGAGAGCGGCGTGTACTTGCTCAAGAA